GCAAATCCTCCGAGATTCCATCTCCAGCATTTTGTCGCCTGATCATAGTCCATATTGTTGGCGATCCGGAGTTCGTCTATCTGGTCGTGCTCGTTTGTATGGAATGTGACGACGCCTCCATCCACTCCGTCGAGGAGCGCGAGCACGTTCTTGAATGCTGCGTCGAGTATCGACGACTTTGAGGGGATGCTCTTTATCGCCTGAGTCGTTCCGACCATCTGGGACGTCAGGGTTTTGTTCTTCTCCACGTCTCCGGACATCGTGATCGAGTTCTTGTCGATATTCTGTATGTCCCTGCGGATCTGTGTAAGGTACAGCCTCTGATCGACCGCAAACGGTCTCGCAATTATCCGGACAGAGTCACCGAGTCGGAATGCGTCGGCCGGCTGTATCGCTTCGAGATCTACCGCCTTGACTTCCATCGTCAGCTGTGGCTGTGAATACTTCGTGAGATATTCTTGCGCGAGTGCGTTAAGCTCTGTGAGTGTCGATGCTTCATCGAATATCACAACCTTCGCATGCCGTCCATACGTCGAAATCGAATCGGCTTGTGTTATCGTGGTTCCCTGAAGCCTTGCGTTATATCCGTCATATACAGTCGAATCAAGCTCCGCTCCGTACGGTGTCAGTACGTTCACGAGGTTGCTGTAATCGGAATCCTTGACGTAATCGAGAAGGTTGTATCCGTATTCTATTGCCTGCGTTGCCTGTATGCCGTAATCTTCAAGCCTTACGATATCGATGTATCTTGTTGTCACGCCTCCGGAAGTTACGCGGCGAACTCTTATATAGCCGTTATCCCTGCAGATGCAGTTTCTCAGGCTGTCGAGGATGCTCCAGTCGTATTCCGTCGTCCAGTTACACATATCCGTGCTCGTGACGTTCGTCAGATATCCGACTGCGAACTGTCTGTCTGCCGGACGGTTTGCGTTATATGCTGCAATGGCTGCCTGGAATCTTTGAGCATTCGATTCGTTTGTGATCGATGCCGGTGTGAGATATTCGTCGCCGAGCCACGAAAGATCTTCAAGCGCATATACATCCGCGATCTTCGTGAAGTCCGTTTTGATATCCTTGATCTCGCCGCGCCAGTATTCTTTCCCGTCTTTTAATATTGTGACGAGTGCTCCCTGTGTCAGGTCGGCGTACGCGGGATTGTTCGGAGGGACCTTGAACTTGAACTCTCCGGACATTCCCATCTCTTCGTTGAGATCTGTGCTGTATATCTCCGCGTCTTCCGAACCGGGATAATATAGTATTTTGTTTCCGAGTTTGACCTGGTACATTAAAGTGATCCGCTCCTGTAAACTATTTCAACTATTGCTGAGCCCGTGAATGTGAGCTCGACATCATCGTCGCCGCCTACGTAGATCGAAGGTATCTTGTTTGAGCCGGTTGAAAGTTCGAATGTCTCTGATCCGTACGTGACCGTGAATGTCGAAGATGTCTTGTTTGATACAACAAAATCAGGACATGTCGGCATATGGCCATGAGGAAGAGTGACGGTTTCGCTACCGCTCACCGTTATCGCTCCGATGTATGTTATGATTCCCGTTTCGAAATTGAACGGATCCCAGAGCCACGGTTCTGTTGACGAGAAGAGTTCGTACTTGTACGGATCCGCGTTCGGGATATCAATTTTGAATGCCCCGACTTTCAATGATGAGGAAAAGTCCTTGATCGTGATACGGCCGCGCCAGTAATGAGCGCGGTCGTTATCGAATATGATTCTGCAGACTTTGCCGTTGATCTTGTTCCGGAAGTTTGACATCACGCTGTCCCAGCTCTTCTTCTCTCGGATTCCGGATAATTCGACTTCGATCTGACGACTCGTGTATATCTGTCGGCCAGCTACGACTTCGGATACGTCGAGGAGTCCGTTCCTTCCGGGAATCTCAATGTACTTCGTGTACTGTTTGGGCTCTTTGATGTAATCGGTATTCGATACATACAGTCCCCAGTCATTGAGCGTATGGTATGACTCTTCTGTTCCTTCCACGATTATTGTCATTCCGTTGAAAAACATATCTCTCATGTTCTTACCTCGAGCTCTGACGGTTTACCTCTTCGCCGAGCTTCCTGTTGATGTTTGCCGCCACAGATGACACGTCGATTCTGTTTGTCGCGTTCTGCAGTGCGTTTGTGAGTGCGTTTCCTACTGTTCCGGCTTTATCTCCCGCCTCGATTCCACTTGCGATCGATGCGATGATATCCTGTCCCATCTGCATATACTTTGTGGATGTTCCGCCTGCTGCCGGGAGCCCGATACTGTCACATGCCTTCTGGAAGGAATTATCCATCATCGCCTGTGTAGCATCTTCCACTTCAGGGGCATTATCTTCGACGGCTTTTGCCTGATCTTTGACGCCTGTCTCGGTCAGAAGGACGATCTCTTTGTTGTAGTCTTCCCTTGACCGCTTGCTGTTCGTGTAATATCTCTCGAAAAGGGCTTCGGAATCTTCCGTGTAACCTTTTTCCTGCATCTCTATCGATGCGTAGAGGTCTTCCGCGCTTTTTATAGCGTCAATGTGTTCCTGCCATGTCTGAGCGAGTTCCTTGACCTTGTCCTTGTTGTCTCCGATCTTCTTCAGACCTTCGACAAAATTGTGAATCTCGGCCGCTCCGTCTACGCCCATGTTGGCCATCTCTGAAGCGAGATCCTTGATTGCCGGATCCGTTTCGCCCTCGATGACTCTCTTTAAGTACGCAAGATCGTCGGAATACTGATTGACGCCCTTCGTCTGGTCCTTCCAGCGCTGTTCCATCTTCTCGAGCGTCAGGTCTGACTTCTGATTCCATTCGTCAAACAGTCCGATCTGACTGCTGATCGCCTGGTTCGCATTCGTCATCGCTGTCTCGAGATCATCTTCTGCGTCTTTTACTCCGAGGGCTGAGTCATGAACTACTCCGAGGGAGTCTGTATATTCGCCCGCTGCCTTTGCAGCTTCATCGACTGCAGCTTTCGACTCGTCCATTGCGTTTTTGAGTCGTTCTTCATCTTCTGTCAGTCTGATGTTCTGTCCGTTTAATTCTGCACGACGAGCGAGGAGTTCTCCGAGAGCTTCCTTTTGAGCTTCTTCCCCGGCTACAACATCCTTTGTCTTTCCTTCGAGATCTGTGAGGGATATGACGGTTTCCGCCTGTAGGTCTTTGATCTTGTCCTCGACCTCCCACAGTTCCGCCTCGACCTCTGTTCTCTTCTGGATGACTTCGTTGTACTTTTCTTCGAGTCCGGATGATGCCAGGGCTTCTTTCTTCGCCGTAGCGTTCTTTATCCATTCATCAGTCAGGTCTGTGAGGTGTCCGGTCTCTCTGTCGAGCTGTACTACCTCTTCCCCGAGCATATCGTTGAGGTCGCGTGTAGCGTCCTTCAGCTCTTTACGCTGATATACGCTCAGATCTTCGACCTTGTTGAGCTCGTTTATCCTGTCGATGAGGTTGTCTATGTGTTTCGAACTTGTGCCCTTGTAGAAGTCTACGAGGAAGCCCTGTACTTCGTGATGTATGTCCTCGACTTCCTGAGCCGATTCCTGCATCGCCTGTGTGACTTCATCGACCTCATTTGCGGCACTTATCGCGGATGTCGCTATTCCTCCGATCGCTCCGACTGCCGCCGCCACGCCTACGGCCGCAAATACCGTAGCCGCTCCGACTGCGTCACCGAATGCCAGACGCAAAATACCGATCGCCACAGCTGCGCCGGTGACTACCGTTGCCAGTGTTGCGATGCCCGCTGCCGCTCCGGCAAGAGCCGATACGAGTGTCGGGTTCTCTTTTGCTATATTCGTGATGGTCTCGAGGATCCCGATACCGCCTTCTTTGAACTCATCGAGTGCAGGGCTTAATGCTTCGCCGACTGCGATTTTGAAGTTCTCTACCGATACCGTCAGGCGCTGATTCGTCATCTCTGCCGTGTCAGCCATCGTCTGGAATGCCTTGTCGGTCGCTCCGGTGTTGCTCTGCATCGCTACCATTGCGTCGTTGAATGCGTCCGCGCCCTGGTTAAACAGTGACAGTCCGCCGAGACCGGCTCTGACATTTGAAAACAGATTCTTGAACGCTTCGCTGTTTCCGTCTACGCTGTCGCCGAGGATCTGCATAACGTCGCCGACTGTATATCCCATCGACATCAATTCGCCGAATGTATGTCCGGTCAGATTTCCGAGAGTGTCAGAGAGATCGCTTCCGGAATCCGAGAGCTCGTTCATCATGGCTCTGATGTATGTCGTAGCGTTTGCGGTGTTGATGCCCTGCTTTGTCATGAGGACGTACATCGATGACAGCTGATCGAGTGATACCCCGAGAGCTGATGCCGTCGGAATGACGGTACCCATCGACTGGGCGAGTTCCGCAACGGTCGTCTTACCTAAGTTCTGGGTAGTGATGAGGTCATCTGCGATATGTTTTGAGGTATTTGCCTCTTTGCCGTATGCGTTTATAGCGGTTGTCAATACGTCAACCGCTGTCGCGCTCTCTGTAAAACCTGCTCTTGCGAGCTTTGTTGCATCTTCTACGAATCCGACCGCCTCTGAGGCGTCTACGGATGCGGATATTGCCTGATATGTTGCTTCTGCGATCTCATTTGCGCCATATCCCATCTCCTGACCGACCTGTCGGATGCCTTCGGACATTCCCCGGAGGTCTGATTCGGATACCTGTGCGATTGACTGCACTTTTGCGATGGAATATTCGAACTTTTCAGCCGTTTCGGCGCACTCCGTGAGGTTTTCGAGGAGTTTCTTTGCGGCTTCCCCGAGCTTCTCCATTGCCTCGTTCTGAGCCATCTGTGAGAGCGTGTCGGAGAGCTTTTCGCCGTGTTTGTCCGCTTCGTCGGTCTTTTTTCCGAACTCATCTATCGATTTTGCACATTTATCGGTGCTTTTCTCGGCTTCTTCGAGATATTTGTTCGTCTGCGCCAGTTCTGCGCCGTATTTTATCTGTTCGGTCGTGGCATTATTGAGGGATGTCTGCAGCTGTACCTCTTTTGTGTCAAGCTGGCCGACTACGTTCGTCGCCTGCTCGACAGATTTCTGCAGTTCGTCAACCTTCTGCTTCTGCTGAGCGTATGCTTCCGAAGTCTTGCCCTGGGTTTTCTCTATCTCCTGAAGTTTTGCCTCTTCTTTTGAAAGAGAGTCCGTGTACTTCGTCAGATCGGCTGTCGCCTTCTCGCGTGCCTTCTGTACTTCCTGCAAACGGTCAGAATATGCCTTGACCTTCTTTTCTGCCTGTTCATATTGTTTGTTAAGGGTTTCGCTCTTTGCCCGAAGGGCTTCTGCGCTGTTCTGACTTGTTTTGAAGATCTCCTGATTCGTCTTCATCTCGGATCCGAGCAGTTTCAGGTTGTCATTGATCTTCTTGATGTCGCTATTGAATTGAGATGCACCGTCGAGGTACATTTTGACGCTGATTTTCTTTGCCATTTTACCCACCAAAAAGGACCTGCGTTATGCAGGCCCGTTATATATTGAGCAGTGATGTTACAGGCTGATGTTCGGCCTGATATTGTTTCAATTCCTTCTCGATATCCCCGTATAGCCAGTTCTTTGTTTCGAAATTGTACAATTCTTTGAAGCTGTGGTAGATATCTCCCCACTTTCCGAGAGTCATGAACTCAGCATCGTGCTGCGGGATCCCGAATCGAGTCCGGCACATGAGGAATATCCGGTCGAAGTCTATTTCGAAGTGTTCCTCTTCCTCGTTGTACCCGTCTTCTTCGGAGTTTCGTTTTTTTTTGACTCAAGACACCGTCCGAATGTGTTGTGAACCGTGTTCGACAGTACGATGAGCGGCATATCGCACACTCTTCCGATATATTTCTCGTCTACCGGCACGTATTCGGTGCCTTTTTGCTCTGAATCTATTAAAAGCCCCTCGTTGATCATGAGTGTCAGTCCCATGATCAGGGCCTTGAAGTCGTATTGTCCGAGTACTACCTCGATCCGGCCGTCTTCTTTGTGCACCGGATCTCCGTTTTCGTCTCTTACGATCTCGGCGCCGATTATTCCGCGCTCGAAGTCGTTTATATCCATTTTTTCTTGAATCTGTGAAAGAACGAACAGATCGCAATATATCGGGTACGTTTCCCCGTTTATTGTGACTGTCGGGAGCGTGATTTCTCGCATGCTATCTCCTTAAAAACGGAGCGGGTTGCCCCGCTCCGCCGTCATGGGTTGATGATTATATGGAAGGATCGTCTGAAATGTTCAGGAAATCTCTTACATATGCATCAGCTGCTTCAGCAGTGTCGAAGATCTTCGTCTGCTTCCAGTTTCCGTCATCGTCTGCGGATATTGCGGTACCTTCGATCGAAGGTGTGTTGAACTGGAGCTGATCGCCCTTCGTGCTGTAACTCTCTGCAGAGTCTGCGAACTTAGCGCAGAGAATGATGAGTGCGATGTACTGTGTGACACCGTCAACCTTCTCGACTCCAGTGATACCTACGCCGACATAGTTTGCTTCGTCGGTCGCCTTGTAAGTTACCTTCTTGTTCTCAGCATCTACAGTGTGTCCGAACATCGTGTCAGCTGCCTGGAGAGGAGTTGAAGTCGTTCCGAGCGTGATCGCTGCGTTTACGAAGTCCTTCTCGTACTCTACCTGCACGTCGTCACCGTAGAGGGAAGCCTCTGCGTAGTTGGGTGTGATACCCATGCTCACAGCATGAGAGTATCTGAACCCGTCTGAGTAAGATTTTGCCTGCCTGTCGTACTTTGCGACATACGGCTTACGGAGTCCTACATTTGCCATTGTTGTTACCTCTCTTTCGTTATCGTTACGTTGAATGTTGTGCGTCTTACGGTCTTTTCCAGGTTGTTCTTCGCGGTGAAGGTCTCAAGCCAGCTTGATATGTCGTTGATCTCACCGAGAGTCTCGATGTAGTCCCGGATCAAGTGCTTGATCTCCATGTAGTTGAACTTTGCCGGAGTGTACAGGCTGATCTGTATCGTGACCTGGTCTGCGAGAGTCTGATCGTCTCCCCAGAACGTCGGCCGCTCATCCGTGTACGCATACACTATGTACTTTTCAGCATTCCCGGAATACATATCCGGCGAGACAGGGAGCCCTGTTATCGTACTGAGCTCCTGTATTTCTTTGTTTACGTCCATTATTCCGCTCCAAGCTCTTTCGCGATGATGTTCTCGACTTTATCCAGTACTCTTGATTCGGCATTGTTGCACGCTCTGTCGCGCCACGGGTGCGCGTCCTGATGCGAGTTTCCGTACTCAAGCCAGAAGGCTTTGTCGTTGTTGCTTACCGCTTTTGTGACGGTCTTTCCGCGATCGTGGTTGTAGTAGTGGGTTTTTCCGCTGCTTCTTCCGGTCGGGAGGCACTTGACGCATACTCCCTCTCCGTTTCTGGTTGCGGACGGTTCGTAGCTCTTGATGGAGTTTACGAGTTCCGAGTCTCCGGAGTGCTGTACCGACATTCTCAGGGCGGCTTTTGTTTCCGACTCGATCTCGGGCCGTACTTCGTTCAGTGCCTTCTTCGCTACATCTTCAAACTTGAAGTCGAGAAAAACACCGGTATCTGTTCCGTCCATTGAGTAATTGAAGCTCATGCTTCTACCTCCAGAGCATCTATCTTGACCGTCTCGTTCTTGTACTGAACATTGTCTACGAATGTTATCGTGTAGATTCTACCCGCAAAGACTATTCTGAAGTATTTCGGCTTGACCTCGTCGAGTTGTGGGTGCCAGCGTAGTGAGAATCGGACCGTCTGATCCGATTCGACCTGTGCGGCCATCCATCTTTCGTTCCCGGACAGAGAATTGACATAGGCGTAGTTCGTGTAGAAGTCTTCCCATCTCTCTTCTTCTTCGAATCCGGAATCATCCATGACGGACGCCAGCTTCTGCTGAATCGTTATCTCGTAAGGTCTTCCGTTTGATATCATCTGCCCGCCGTTCATATTGAGACCTCCGGTTTCTCAGAGGATCCCTCCGACGGTACGAAGTTAAACGAGTGAAGATTAAGCATCGATGCAGCTATCGGATTGATCTTGTCCTTCTCGACGGTCATCTGGCGGTTGTCGTACATGAACGAAATGATGGCCATGAATGGAAATACAAGATCCTCGTAGTCGTCGAGCATTCTTCCGTGTTCATCCGGCACATCTACTCCACCTATACCCGTCCAGTCCTTTATGTAGGCGATTGACGCTTCTTTGAGCGCATCAATGTACGCGAGGTCAGTTTCGCTTAGTGCTTGTGCGTTTTCTCGGAGCTGATTTAGTATTAGCTCCTGCGTTATCTCGCTTATCTTCATCTTTTGCCTCCGCTTTTACCGCCTCCGCCTTCTGTGTTTTCGCACTTTCTGCTTCGGCGTATCCCGCCTGTATCAGGTCCTTTGCGATCTCTTCGGGCAGGTCGAGAACCTGCCCGGAAATCGCTGAAAAGTTGAGACCTGAGAAGCTTACCTTTGCTGTAATCTTCATATGGTCACCTCTTAGATGGATGCTGTTGACATGTTGAGAACTGCAACCGCCTGCTCGTTCTGGATCTTCGCATCGAACTCAAGCCACTCAACAACGCCGAGAGCGTGCTGTGTAGCATATTTCTCGCGGAGAAGCTGTACGTTATCCTCAACAACCTTGACAGCGAGTGCCTGTGCGGGGTTGATGTAGTAGATAGCGTTTGCGTTTGCTGCGATAGCAGGGCACTGATCCGATACGTATACCGGCTTGCCGAGGATTGTTCCGGAGAATCCTTCAACAACGTCATCGTTGAAGAGGTATCTGTCGTTCTTATCCTTCAGGAGCTGGCATGCTGTGAATGTGTCGGGATGCATTACGAAGTATGCGCCTGACTGATATGCGCTCTTGAGCTTGTTCTTAAGTCTGATAAGAACGTCTGCTGTGATAGCGCTTGTTGATCCAGCGTATACGATCTGCGTAGCTGCAGCGGCGCCGGTAACCTTGTGAGTCGGATCTGAAGGTGCGAGGATCTCGCTGTCGATGAATACTGCAGCTGCTGCTGCCATCTTTCCGACTACGAAATCAACGAGGTCGATGTCCGTGCTGTTAAGCAGTGATATTGAAACCTTTGCAAGTACGCCTGCAAGGTATCCGTTGAGGTCTACCGAGAGAAGCTTTGTTGACTTTGCTTCGAGATCCGTGAACTCTGAAGCGTATGCAACCGTGATGTTGTCATTTGCAGCATCAACGTAAGGGATTGATACTGTTCCGGTTATGTTGAACTTCTCAGCGTCCCTGAAGAGAGGGCTGATGTCCTTGATCTTGTCGATGATCTTCTTGACAACAGTCTTAGGGATGACAGCTGTGTTATCGCTCTTTGTGATATTGGAATCACCTGAGCGGTTGCGAAGGAAGTTCGCGAACGCTCTGATCTCCATCTGCTCAGTACTCTCGCTCTCTTCGTTGTCGGAAGCGATGTCCTTCTTTGTGAACTTCTGTGCTCTCTCGCACTGCTCGATCGTCTTGTCGATGGTCTCGATTTCCTTTGTGAGCTCGTCAACCTTCGCGTCCTCTTCAGGTGTGAACGCTCTCTGCTCTGTTTCGATGTTCTTTGTAAGTTCCTCGATCTGTCCTACGAGGTCATTTCTCTTTTCCATGAGTTCTTTCAGGTTCATTTTAGTTCCTCCTTAATCTGTTGATGATGTCATGATACTTTGAATAATCGATCGGCTTTGCCGGTTCGGTTTCGGGTTCTGTCGCCCGCTGCTCTTCCGGAGCTTTCTCGATTTCTTCCAGCGTGCGTATTACGTCCCTGTCCATTGCTCTTGTGACGAGTTTTTCCTTGTCTTTGGATCTCGCATGTACGCTTGTTCCTGCGTACACAGGAAGCATGCTGTCATCAATGAGCGATACCTCGACAAGATCGAGTTCTGTCACGATAGAGCGTTCAATATGGGCGTCGTAATCATAAGCTGTCCGGGAATCGAGCTGATGGAATCCAAAGCTCCATCCGACGAGCTTACCATCGCGGGCAAGCTGTATGATCTCGGGATCCGTGACCGTTGCCCTTGCGTGGAGTCCGATACTGTCCTCTTCGAGTTCAAGGTTTTCGTCCGTTGATCCGATCACGCGGTCATTGTTGTGGTTATGAAGCATCAATACGGGTTCTGCTTTCTTTGATAGAGCCAGAGCGAATGCTCCGGGCTGAATCTGTTCTACAAAATCCGCACCGAACTCATCTACCATGTGCCGCGAATCACGACCTACCGCATTGACATACCCTTCGATCTCTACGGAGTCAGCTCTTAGCGTTATCTTCATCCGGGTTCTCCTTTCCTGACGTGTCGCCCGCTGCCGCTCCTGCCTGGCTCGGTTCTGATCCGGACGCTACAACATCCGGCTCGTTTTCCTCATCCGGCACTTCTTTACCGTTTGCCACATCATTGATATTGACTTTTATTCCCATATTCGGCGTGAAAATCATGCCGTTGTCAGGGTTATATAGAACATCCTGGAGTCCGAGCTTCACGAAGTTAAGTCCGAGAGAAGCAAGGTTCTCCTGTTTGCGGATGTCATCTATCTGCAGAAATCCGTTCTTGTAGCCGTTCGCATAAGCCTCGTAGCGTGTCTTGATGTCCGCTTTTGTCAGTTCATACGTGTCAGCTGCAAAGAAATAGTCCTTTTTCTCCTTTTCGAGCAGGAGATCGCGGTCTAACGACTTGCATATTGCGTCCAGGAGAGGAATTATGCAGTCCTGAACATATGCCAGTCGGTCCGAAGATGTCGCTCCGCCGTTTATGATCGCTGGAGGCATATTGAAGAGCTTGCAGATCTCGGCCGCATTGCTCTTTTTATTCTCATTGAGCTGCATCTCTACTGATGTTTCGGAGGCTTCATTGAACGTGACGCCGTCGTTTAAGATGATCACGTTCTCTCCGTCGTTCGAATACAGCTTCCGGAATCCGTTTTTGAGTGCTGTGATAGCATCGTCAGCGAGCTTATGAGCTGCCTGCAGGAATCCTTTTTTGTTTCCACCCTTCTTAACGAGCGTATTTTCGAACTTGAGCGAGTTATATGCTACGCTCAGGATAGTCGCGTTCTCGGCGATTATAGATGTACCCTTCCAGCCGTTTTGTGTCGTCCGGAGGATCTTCACGAAATCAAAAGGTCTGTATGTCTTTCCGTTGCAGATGATCCTGTACTCTTTGAAGATAGGATCCTCACTGTACTGGAATGTAATGTAGTCAGGATCGACGTAATGAAGAGACTTGATCTCTCTTTTGCGGTTTATGTAGATATAGCCGCCTTTATTCGTGTAGTAGTCCTTGACTATCTGCTTTTTGAGGTCGGAACCGGTGAAAGTATCGCCTGTGTCCTCGTTGATGAGGTCTACTCTCTTATCGTTCTCGACTTTTACGCTTGATCCGTCCTTTTGGCGTTTGTACAGATAGATCGGCACCGATGACACGGTGTTGCTTATTGTGTTGATACATCCGGCGAACGTCGGCACATTCATCGCCATCTTTCTCGATACTGTATCTTCCTGAAGAAACGCCTCGAGAAGAGCATCTGTCATCTGGATACTGTTTGCCGGTTCTTCCTCTTTTTTGTTAAATAATCCCATCTCAAATCACCTGTACGACAAAATCACTGCCGTATATCATTTCCTGCTGCACCAGATATGTCGCGTTAATCGTTGCGACTACCATATCCACCTTGCCGGTAGATTTTTTCTTGTTCACGTACTTGTTGAGGTTCGTATCTGTCGTACATCTCGCGTTCTGGAAGTTGATCTCCAAAAGACGGTTGTCGTCGTATACGAATTGCTTGTTGAGTATCGACTCTTTGAGAAGCTTCGTCGGAGCGTGAAGCACAGAGCTGTGCTGTTTTATCTCCACGCACGAATATCCTTCCGCCTCGAGCTTCTGTACGGTTGAAATCGCGTTCCACTTATCGTATCCGACCTGTTGGATCTCGACTCCGAGCTTGCTCTCGAGTGTCAGGATGTAGTTTTCCACCTCGAGATAGTCGATAACTTCACTTCCGCAGGCTATACAGTTCCCGAGTTTGATGAATCTGTCATAGTCCACGCCCTCTTTTTTGGTCTTTGCGTCCTTCCGGTCCTCCGGAATGAAGCCCATCGCCCTGGCGTATATGGTCCCATTCTCTTCCGTTACCATCGAAACGCATGTATTATCCTCCGAGAGAGACAGATCGAGTCCGAGCCATACACGGCGGCCGCGCCACCAGGCGTCGTCTTTGTCTCTTCTGCAGAGTTTGACCTTTTGAACATCAACATATCCCTCGACTCCGAGACCTTTATAGAGGATGTTGCAATGCTTGCAAAGGAAGTTCTCGCGTTTATTCTCGTAGAGAATTGCGTCGAGCCGTTTATCCTTAAGGTCATCGAGTATGTATTGATGATTCACCGCTACCGGATTCGCCTGGAATAGCACGCGGTCATCTGTTTGCCATGCATCGCCCTGTTTGAGTGGATCGTCCGGCTCGTACAGGAGTGCGAATGCTCTTTTGTTATCGATCAGACCGTCAAGGCGCTTCTTTGCCTTGTCGATCTCGTCAATCATCGCGTTGTTATCGTTCGGATACTGTGTGCTGATGATGATCCCGAGCTTATTGTGCAGCGTCATCTGGGATGACCTCATCGCTTCGATCGGGTACGAGTCCATTGCTCCGGCTTCGTCGGCCAGGAATGCATTTGCGGTCTTGCCGTCCATCCTGTCTTCGGAATACGCGAGCGGTTTGTACTCATTGTCGTTGAGTTTGCATCTTATCTCGCTTCTCAGAATCTGAAATGCGGGATCCGCTTCGTCACAGAGCGCCGGAGATGATTTTATGATCTTTTTTATCGCAATTTTCAGCTCTGAAGACAGGGCGAGGTCGGGCGCGACACTGAAAAATCTGGAAAAATCTTCCTCTGTCAGCATCAGCAATATGAAAATGATCGCGCTGTTGAATGTCTTGAAGTTTTTTCGTGCAATTTCAAGCAGTGCGGTCGTGTAATATCGTGTGTTTTTGTCTTTTTTCAGCTTCGTGCACATCGAAGCAATGATGAAAAGCCACGCGTACGGCTCAAGTCCTTCGTCTATCGGACACTTGAGATCCGGATGTATCATCAGTTTGAGCAACCTTCCGATCCGAGCGACCGCATCTTCATCGACACAAGCTTCCTTGTCGAGTCCGTCTGCTATGTTCAGCCAGCTCTCCGCCTGCATCTTGACGTATTTCGGGATGATTCCTCTGTCATCAGATGCCGCAAATGATGCGTATTTGTATGCCGGATTGCGTTTATTCATCCGAGTGCCTCTTTGAGCGAGTTCGTTTTTGTCTCAGGCTTCTTCGGGATTGCCCGGAGAGCTGATAATATCGTCATGCAGTGCTCTTTTTCGTATCCGTTCATCTCGTTGCGGATATTACGAGCGATCTGTTCGCGTTTTGTGATCGTGTCCTGCATCCTGGTCAGCAGCCGATAGTATTCCGCGATGTCTCCGGCGTCAACAAAGTCTTCCCGGCATTCTTTGAGATGCTCGAGCTCGACTTTCAGGTCCGCCACGTCGTTTTCCGCTTCGATGAGCTTCGACTTGTTCAAGCAATAGCGGTTTGTGGCCGCACCGTAAATCTCGTCGAACTTATCGATCGCCGTGAGAAGCGGTTTGAGACGCAAGAACTCGGCATGAGCCACTTTGTCGGCTTTTACTTCTGCAGATTCCTGCATAATACAGCCGGTGAGGAGTGCTTTTTCAGCTTGCTCTCTGACTGCGAGTTCTCTCTTCGTTCTTCGGTTTTTGTTGCCCTCGATCTTGATGACCGATGCGGCTTTTGCCGGTCTGGCCATATGATCACCTTTTTCTGTCGCCTGCTGCTGTCTATCTTCTAACTAACGCGCGCGCGGGTGCGTGCGAAAAACTCCATTTTGCGAATTTTTTTTACGCGGTTG